TGTCTCTGGTAACGGTGAAAAACTGTTACTTACCATTCTTGCCACCTCTGTTTTCTGGCCCTGCCATGTTCCTGATGGTCTCTGTGAGGGCTATCCGCTCAAGCCTCTCGGCGTCACGGTCTGCCCTTGTCCTCTCATTCTCAAGGGCGGCATATGCCCTCGGGTGCCTTGTCCTGAGATGCCTCTCCCTGTCCATCTCCGTCAGGAAATTGGATTTTGTGCAATGGACAAATCCCATTCTGTTGTACTTTTCCCTGTCGGGCTCGTCATCATGGAGGAAGCACTTCAGCGCCCCCCTGATGGGCTCAACCCCTTCGGGTTTCCTCGTTGAGAAGGCATAGGAGTTGTCATCACGGCGCTTCTCCAACTGCTGCTGGAGCATATTACGGTTGACAACTGAACGGTCCCCCGTCCTTGTGTCGTAGACATAGACATAGCCTGCCGACTGAAGCTCCGCGGCGCTCATAGTCATATCAGCGGTTGCACTGATGACCGTTCCCGGTGCCATGTTACCTGGCTCCTCGGCTATTTCCGCATCCCTCATCATTTCTTCAAGTGCAGGTTGGTTATTTGTCGTCATGAATTCCTCTGCTTCTTATATTCCGGCCCGAATACACTCGCACCGCGCTTCCATTTTTCCTTTTCTTCTACGTTGTCCCAGAAGACCTTGTTCCAGTCCCTGGGTTTCAACTCAGGCCTCGGCGGCGGGGCTGTGTTCATCTGCCTTGCCATCTCAAGTGCCTCTTCTACCGTGTATAAAGCCTCACCACCGCCCTTGCCGTCAGGAACACCGCATATAAGCTGGAACTCGTCTCCGAAAAGCCGTGCGTCCCCGAGGTCACGGGTCAGCTTTACCCTGCGGTCATGCCGGATCACCGTTATGGCCTGTATTCTTCGAAGTCCATGGGAATCAGGAGCCGCCCGGTTAAACTCACCGAGATACCAGCACGGCTCATGACTCCATATATCAGTTGTTTCAAGCTCAACGAGTGCTGCCACCAGCCCTCCTAGACAGTCCAGTCACGATTAGCCGAGACATAGATGTAGTCAAGGTAAGCATACTCAATTGCGGCACTCCGTGCCTCTATCATGGTTACCAGGGCAAGATCCGTGCTTGTAGACACGGCACCTGTCGTGGTCTGCTTGAGCACACCGTCAACGTACCATCGTGCCGTCCCGTTATTCGCAATTTCAAGACGCAATATCTGGAACTCTCCAGCCACTGCGTCATCATCTGCGTCGATGTTGGAAATCGTGGTCTCCCCGGTAGTTGTCCCACCGTTGTAGGCCATGATCCAGTCTTCGTCATCTGTGGCTTCCGCATCAAGCAGGAACCCGCACAGGTCAGATGCTGAAAGGGTTAAAGTCCCGCTTGCCGCAACAAGCTGTTCACCTTCAAGGATCGAGGTGTCACCATTCACGTCACTAAAGCCGAACCAGAATGCCTTTGTATCCATATCGGCAAACTGCACCCTGCACTCAGCAACGATGGGAGCCATCTTGCCCACATCAAATACCAACCCTGTTGTGAGACCACAGCTATGTGCGTCTTCGTTTGTCGTGGTAAGTACCCCGACACCATTGAGGCCGTCAGATTCAAGAACAGTGATCCCGGAGTCTGTCTCCGCAATTCCCTGCCCGATAACTCGTAGGCCGGAACTCCCGAAGGTGCGGGACGCTGCCGTTGCAGCAACGATGTCCTCACCTGCTAGAAAATCTTCAAATATCTCTATCCGTCCATTTGCGCCATGTACTTCTGCCATTACCTATTTTCCTTCTGAAGCTGTAGCTCCAGTTTCCTTATACGCTTCCTGTAGGGAGCGACTACTTGGCTTATGTTTTCTGTCTTACGGGGGATACAGGCCAGGTTCTCCAGCCTGTTATCCTCCATATTGCCATTCATGTTATGAACAATCCAACCCTTCGGTATCGGCCCATGCCTTGCGGCCCATGCCTCGCGGCGGGCGTTCAAATCTATCCAGCCGGGGCGAGTGCGTCCGAGACGACCTCATAGAGCCAGTTGCCCGAAGACCTCTCGCCATATGCGTACTCATCATAGTGGAATAGCGCAGTCGCACCACCGCCAAGCTCGGGCATCCGCTTCGTCTCAACATATGGTGACCTGCCCTCTACGAGGACAAGGGCCATCTGGCTGAATACGCCGCCCTTCGCATCATCGGAGCTGTCAATCGTCAGGTTGCCGTCCTCATAGAGTCGGGCTCCCGCGATATTGCCCCTGTAACGGTTCTGGAAAGCCTCTGCCGCAATGCCGCTCGTGAGAGGTGCGCCGGCCTGTGCTTCCGCAATAGTGCCGCTGGAAACCACGGAAATGCCAGGGTTCGTCAACTGGAAGTCGATGTCTGCTAGCTGAAAACCATGGAACACACCGTGAATCGGTGCCGTGGCGGGAGCAGGCTCCGTCGTATTTGACGTGATCCTGTATGCCGCCGAGCTGATGTCACTTGTGTCAAGCCCCGCGCCCGCGGCGCCAAGAGATGTTGTCGCCCCGTCAATTGCCGTGAGGCCGTCCTGGTCTTTCTTTCGCTCAATAGCGTTCTGGGCAAGGGACCCTGTCTGCGCGTAAGCGTTGGCAGCAATCCTCAATGCGACCCTGTCGGTGATTATGGTGTGAACACCAATCACTGTCGGGGTGATCGAGAAGAGCGTGTCGCTCATCTGCTGGGGGTTATCAAGCTCAGTGCTCTCGGTGACTGCCTGTGCGGAAAGTTTCGCCATGGAAACCTCGTTCCAGACTGTTCCTGTGTTTTCGTCGAGTCTTTGCCTATCGACGAGATTAGGCATTACGCCCGCAAACTCTCTCACGATTCTCGCGGAAGCGATCATCGTCGGAATAGAGTCAGCAAGGCTATCGGTAATCGTATTACCTGCTGCCATACCGGTAACTCCTTAAATATGACTAAAAGCGGACTCCCTGCTTTTTAAGCATTTCCGCCGCCTGTGTTATCTCATCCCGTGAGACCGCCATATCAGAGTTGCCAAGCCGTGAAAGAAGGTTGTTCCCGTTCATGGAAGCCGGTGCCGATGGTGTTGAATCCAGATCCAACGCATTGACGCCATGCTCCTCAAGAGCCTTCCTTATACGCCCTTCAATACCACTTTCAGCTTCTTCACGCCGGGTTCTCTCCAGCTCACGCATCACCCTGTTGAATGATGCCTGTGCCTGGTATAGCCCTGCGATATCCTTACTGTCATAAGCCGGCCCCCATAACTGGCGGAATTCCTCCAGTTCGGGAGCTGACTCTAAAGAGAGCCCTGCATCTCTTACTATCTGGCTGATCTCGTCGATCATCAACTGGGATGTGCGCTGGAAGGTGGAGTTCTGCCTTCGGTTCGTCGCATTGGTCTCGACTTTCTGAAGGTCTTGCGTGAACTGCTCTTCGTCCTGCGTCCCCTGATGTCGCATAAACGCGTGTAACAGCTCCTGCGTATTAAGCACTGCTTCAGAGAGCTGTTCAATCTTTGACTCTTCTCCCTGCTGGCTTCGCATCCTGCCCTGCATGGCCTTGTAATCATTGGCCTGCTTGGCATTCTCTGCTTCCAGTTCGGTTACCCGCGCCTGCAAAGTCTCGTAACTGGGCTGTTGTTCCGCCGTCCCCTCCGGTGATACGGGCGCTAACCCTGTAACAGCGTTAGGTTCGGGAGCAAGCTGGCCAGCTCCGTTAACTGTTGCTTCCGGTGGCGGGGTATCAAAACCCGCCGTTCCGTTTTCCATTGTCATACATCGTCCCCTTTAGGGTCTGTACTGTCCCTAGTTTAAAACTCCCATCAAATTCATGTCAATCACCACCTACACCCAGTTGTTGGCTTAACTGTAACAGGTGTTCGTCAACAATCTCTTCCAATTGTTTATCCGGATCAGTGTTCTGTTCAATCGCCGCCCTTACTGACTGTATCAATTCCTCTATGTCTGCAAGTTGGTAATAGCCAAGGTTGCCCTCCGCATCTGATCTTTCCATCATTAATCTTTTCATATTTTTTACAATGGGATTTTGTGGTGCGGTGAGCTTGCCCCATTTCCATAATTTCGCTTCGATATACCAGTTCTCAGGGTCTGCTCGGAAAGCTATTTTATATTTATCTAGGTCCGATATTGCTTTTTTGACCTCTCTGGCTTTTTCAATCTCAGCCTGCTTGGCGGGATCTTTCGGAAATTCTGCCGGGTCCCATTTAGCCAAATCAAGGAACTGATTTCTTTCTGTACGGGAGAGTTTTCCCAGATCAAGCCAGCCCTGGTAACGCATAATCTCGTTATCTATTCCTGCTTCTGTAGCGTACGCGAGGGCAGCCTCTGTGAGCTCACGGGGAAAGTTGAAATATTCCCGCATAATCTCCTGGTCTGTCTCATATTCCTCAACAAGGGCTCTTACCCTCTCGTCTTGAAAACGTATACTACGGTAGTTATGTTCGTTTGGCCCTGACGGGTTGAGGATGTAATTGATCATCTTGTCCCCGCCGACTTCATGTGCCTCTCTCAGCACTGCGGCCCTATCGGCCTCGAACTTGTCCCAGTTCTGCCATCCCGTGGCGAGATTTTCCTCAAGCTCGATAGTCCAGTATTTATGGCCGTAATGGTCTGATATGTGGTTGGGCTTCCACTCCTCCATATCCTCTACAGCTTCCTTGTTATTCTCCATCCTCTCCCAGGTATCATAGGTCGACCATCTCTGTTTCTTTACCTTTGCAATCCCAACACTCAGCCTTTCTAAATCGGCACCAGCTTCTATCATGGCAACCAAATCCTGTTCTGCCGCATGCAAAGCCTGCCTGAGATTTTCAAAACTGAGATCTACCCCGACCTCTTCAATATCGAGAGCATCAAGATATTCCACCATCCGTGGTTCACTATGTATCTTTCTTTTATCACCCCTTGAGAGCTCTTCGGGATTCAACCCTTCTTCCCTTGCGATCACATCGACTAAATCGTTATAGCCGAGGGGTGTTTCCTTCGGGATACCAAAGAACTGCGATCCTGCCTTTACCGCTCCACTTGCATAATCGCCTTCCCCTGCACGGCTGATAGCATCGGGTAAATCTTCAAGGGAAAATGGCACATGCTCTTGGAGCAGTCCTCCGATCCTCGCAAGGGCTGTGCTATTGCCCGGCATCCAGTCGGGTATCCAGTCGGCGTCAACCGATTTGCCCATGACATCTTCCCCGGTTATCTGGTCAAACATGTGGACAACACCGGCAGACCCCATGCTGCGCCATGAGTCAATGCCGCCTTTCCATCCTGTGCCGCTCATGATTATCGCCCTTATAAGGGAGTCGTATGTGCCGAAAAAACTGTACTCAGAGCCGCGGAACCTGATACGTCCGAATTGCGGGTTGTATACCCATCTTGTGCCCAGCACACCGGGTCTGTCCTTATCTTCCTCCTTTACGAGGACACGGAAATCCGATTCATTGCCGAGTGCCCAGTTGACACCGTAAGTCAGCATTGCCGCACCACCGATAAACCGCAGCATGGAACGGCGGGCTATCCGGTTCTGCAACGGAATATCCCTTACACCCTTACCTTCCAGCGCACGCCGTGCAGCCCTGCCCACGCCGGGAAGTGCCTCCACGGTACCCACAGGGTCTGTGACCGTGGCCTGTATCGTGCGTTGCAGGTTGTTCAGTCTTGCACCTAAAAAGCGTGGGGCAAACAACAGGAGCCGTCCGATGTCACCAAAGTCGGAACCGTTCCAGCCCGTGGCCGTGTTGACACCTTCAGCAATCTCTCTCAGTTTCCCACTCTGCTCAAGTTCCGTAAGGGTCTTGCCGTTTCTCAACTGTTCCTGTAGCAAGTCGTCTGCCCATTCAAGGCGTGACTTATCACCGTAAAACCCGAAAGCCCTGTTGGCCTGCTTGATGATTGGCAATTTCTGTATACGACCACCCGCACCCCTGAGATAAAATTCAGTTTCCTCCCCGCCTATACGCACTCCATGTCTCGCCCAGTCTTCCGATGTGAGACGGCCCTCTCTGATGGCACGGTCATTAAAATCTACAATGGCCCTGCCGAGCAGGTTTTCCCCGTCAGTTCCCCATGCCTTCCAGTGCTGGAGAAAAGTCTCTGCCGTGGCCTTCGGGTTATCAAATGCCATCAACAGCCCGTGTATTCCCACAGCGCTGTCATCACCCGTTGCCCTGATAGAGCGGTAAAAGTCAAAATAACTCAACATCTGGCTAAATATGGGAATTTTCGTTTTCGACTGGAGGGGCATTTCCTTCAGGATCTGCTTGTTTATGACATTTGCCATCTCTGTCGGGAAGGAATATCCCCTTAGACCCGGCAGGTCTATCACACTCCTGTCTCCCGGTATGCGGCTTGTGGCCCGTATCTCTTTTGCAAGTTTGCCCTGTATATTGCTTACATTTTGTTTCATCAATGCAAGATCGTCCTGTGCCTCATGGACGGAGAGGAGAGTTTTTGCAGTCCTCTCGTCGAGGTTGATCGCGTCCGCTGTGGCGTCAGATACCTCTTTCTGAAGTCTTTTGATATCCCTTGCTTCTATCTTTTCGAGCAGCTTCATTGACCGTGCCTGTTCCTTTTCAAGCATCACGAGTTCGGTCTTGAGCCGTGTGTTCATTATCTCTATCTCGTATGAGTCGTCTATCTCCTTCTGAAACTCCCGCCGAGCGGCAGTGGTGGCCTTGTCCTCATCTCTGAGGAACTGGTCGCGGTCACGCATATCATTAATGCGCTTTTTCAACTTGATATGCGCCGTCTCCAGTACATCAATTTTGTCGTCTATTTTGTCTGCCTCTTTGAGTAGCCTGTAATATTTCCTGCCCATATCACCGGGTAACACAGCGCCTTCCCAGGTCTCAACGAACTTCACGATATCGTCATCGAATGTTTCTTTGAGTTTCTCTGCCTCTGCGACGATCTCATCGAGCTGTGATTGGTGTTTTTGAATCACCTTCTCCGAACCGCGGAACGTCTTCCCTGCTTCCTTGAGATCGTCGAGGTTCTTCTGCACATCCATCATGATGCGCCTGCCCGCTGTTATCGACTGGCTGACAAGGTTTTTTGCCGCAACAAGGTCTGAGTGGTTGTAGAATGCCGCGTCCTCCAGCCTTGC